TTGCTCCACAGTCTGAGGCTGCTTTGTAGTTCTTGCCAATCTTCGGATCGTCTTTGTCAAAATCTCCAGCATTGACCTCTGCTGATTTGATTTGCTTCGGATCGAAAGCAACATATTCGTCGCCATAAATTGCGCCGTCATATCCTGCGGCTTTCAGGTTTTCTGTGATCTTCCAAGAGGGATACTCTGTGCGCAAATAATCAGAAGGGGTTGGAATTTCTAAAAAATCAAACTCTCTCTCGTAATGCCTCCACACGTCTGTTTTCATAGCCTCGCGGGCTTTTTCTTTGGAGTCGTAATAAAACTTGTTTGGTTTTCCATCGTCATCATAAAAGAAATTTGTCCAGCGTTGATTTATCTCGCCGGTTTGTGAAATACCAAGGCTTTCCGGCAATGTGTCTGTGTCAAGCGTTGCCGCATATCCCATAGATGCGCCGGTCCGACCGTCTACAACACCGTTTACTTTTACATACTCCATAACAACGGGCATTTCTGTTTTGTAATCTTCAAGTGCCGAAGAAACCTTGTCTGTAAGCAAATTTGCCTTACGCAAATCACTTTCCATTGCAAGGAATTTTTCTACGTTGCTCATGTCGGACGACGTTTTACCGGTGAAGTCCATCGGGTTGTCCATCTTCAGATAAAAGCCGTGCGTGTTTGGTCCGTAGTAACTTGCTTCGCCTCTTCCGGTTCCAAAACTTGGTCCGGTATATCCGACAAAGTAAAAACCACGGCCATAAAAGCCTGCGTCTGTTCTGGTGCCAATGGTTTGCGGATCAAACACAAAGTCTTCGTCTATTTCAGCCGCTGTTCCGTGGTAAACAATAAGCGGGTTTCCATCATCATCCAAGACTTTTGAATCACCAAACCACTGCTTAAACTCAGGAGTTTGCTGTTGTTGTTTTTGTTTTTCTTCGTCAGTGCTTGGTACGCCGTTTGGCTTGCCTGAAGAACCTGATCCAGTTGCGCAATCGTTACCTTCACGGAACCCTCCACCGCCGGGACCGGGGCCACCCGTTGCGCCACAATCTGAAGACTTGGTGATGTTTGGGTTGTCAGGGTCAAAATCCCCACTGTTGCCAATTGAAGACTTGACAAGAGATGGGTCCCAAATCGCCAAGGTCTGATGATCGCGTGAACCTTCACCTAAAGTTTCTGTAATCCAGACACCATCGTAGCCCATTGACCTAAGAGACTTTGCTACATCTTCGTTTTCGTAAACAAACCAATTGCCATACTTGTGTTGGCCTTTGTCAATCCACTTGCTAAAACTCAAACTTGGGTCTTTTTTGTCCAAGAGCCTAAGCGTTGGTTCAACCTTTTTGTAATCACGCGGAGGGTAAAACACTTTTTGGGGCGCAGCATAAACCGGAATAACTCTAATGCCCATGGTGTGGCTTGCTCTTGAAGCACTGGAAAAACCGGTTTCTTTTCTAAGTTGTTCTGAAGCCCTTTCACGTTCTGGACCAAACGCTTCATACCATTCGTCGTATTTTTCATCAGAAGACGTTTTGGGACTGCTTTCCAAACCTAGTTTTCGGTTAGTTCTTTCTACGGCTTCTTTGTTCAGTTCGTCTTGCCTTGCAGAAATCCTTTCGATGCTTGCTACAACATCAGGCTCAGGCTCACGCAAGCCCCCAATTCCTTCGGGCCATCTCCCAGCGAATTCAGGACTTGTTGAAAGGTAGAATGCCGATCCGGGAATGCGCTTTCCTGTCTCAAACGCATCGAAGGTTTTTTTGGTCCCGTGGTAAAACTGTACCGGCTCGTCATCACTAGAGTAACGCACGCCGTTGCCAAACCACTCCTTAAACTCTTGCGTTCGTGTTTGTGGGTTATCTTTTAGTTCTTTAGGCTTAGAACCCAACGTCGCACCCGGATCACCGATTGTGTCTCGGCTTTCCAGAGAAGCACCAGATGCGGGCATGTTGCCGGTCCAGATTTCGTCTTTGTGTACTGCAACAGAAAAGTGTGCCGTTTTGTCGGTCCGCCCCCACGGCAGTTGAAACTCGTCGTCAATTCTCACCTTGCTGGGATCAATGCGGACCTCAACAATTGCCTCTCCATATTCCAATGCGCCCCTTTTTGTCGTAGAGAAAAAAACCTCATTGGTGTTTTCTTCTGATATGAAGCCTTCATTCTCAATTTTTTCTGCGTTCTCTTTGGTTGTTCCGTGGTAAACGGTAATCTTTCCGTCAACATCAACGGGAATGGTATTTCCTTCTTTGTCTTCTAGTTTGTTGCCGTCTTTGTCTTCCGGTATCCGCCTACTTTCCTTTTCGCCATCACCGCGTGCGCAGTCATTGCCCTCGCGGAATCCGCCCCCGCCCGGACCGGGACCGCCGGTTGCGCCGCAGCCAGAACTCTTCAGCCGCTTTTCTTTGTTGAGATCAACAGCAACAAGTGTGAAATCGTAGTTGTCTTTTCTCATCACATGTCCTGTTCTTCTAGTTCAACTTCAAGGGTCAGTCTTTCTCTGGGCTTTGAATCCTTGCCTACTTTTTCTTTTACCAATCGCCTGCTGACCACGTTGTAGACATTGCCCTTTGGGAGCAACACCTCAGCCTCACCCGGAACATTTGACCAGCGGCTTATTCCAACGCCATTCTTTGCTTTGATCTTCAAAAAGATCCGGGTGCTGGCATTGCCATAAAACGATCTTGGAACTACGGGGTCGTAACTCGTTGAACCCATGCCTGTGAAGGTAAAGGAATCTTTGTACATCAAAGAATCATATAGATCCTTTGTGTCGTTGCTGTCTACGCCAATTCCCCGGTAAACAGTCACTGGTTTTCCATCTCTCCTAATCGTTCCAGACTCCGCAGCGAATTGTACTGCTTCAAATATCTCCTGCCCTTTGTACGTAACATTGTCTTGCAACTCTTCTACCGCTTGCCTGACGCTTGCGTAATCTCCACTTTCCGGCTCATTCCAAGCGTCAGTAAATTCGGACAATTTGCTTCTTACTTTCGCCCACTCCTCAATAGTTAATTCCGCCTTATATAGATCGCGGATACTTGGTGGTTGTCGAGAGTCATGTCTTCCGGGGACGTAGCCAGTTGCTCTATTTTTTGCATCAAGCATTAAAGATCGTACTTCGTACAGTTTGAATGCTAAGTCCTCTGTTTCGTCTGCTACGAAGTAGGCGGCATCGGTGTTTATGAGTTCGTTGCTTTGCAGTTCCTTGGATGTGTCTTCCAGTTTGTAAAGACCATCCTCCAAATCCCCAAGATACGCCGCCTCTTGCTGAGTAAAGGCTGTTCCGGGTTCTTTGTCTCTTAGAACACCAATGAAGTCTTTTGCCTCATCAAAATCAACAGCATTTTCAAGGGCTTCCATTTGCGGCATTGCGTGGTCTTTGTAGTCCGCCGCGTTTCTGGCGTACTCGTTAGCCATTGCAGAGCCGTTATCAGTCGAATACTCTTGGATTGCCCAAACCTCATCATCTATCTCAAGGTTGCGTTCGTCTGCCTGTAATTCGCTGCGCTCATTGAAAGTCATGAGCATTTCTTTTTCAAGATTCCGGATACTGTCTTCTTTGTCGATTATCTCAATCACATTGCCATCTGGGTCAGCCTCTGCTTCCTCATCTGTAATTGCTCTGGCCCATTTTTCTCGGCTTCTCTGGTTATCGAAATCCTGTGTTTTTCGATACTGCTCTGCGTATTCATTTTCGTTTAGATCCTCTGGCTTTTTTCTTTCAATTGGTTTGGCTGTTCCCCGGCGTGTTTCGCCGCGTGTTTCCCCACCATCACCGGCTGCGCAAACATTGCCATGTGTAAAGCCCCCGCCTCCGGGTCCGGGTCCACCCGTGGCTCCGCAATCCGATGCCTTGGCATTTGCCACTCGATTTAAGTAGCGATTGTTAAAGACGAGCATGTTCAGCCTTCTTGGTCTTTTTCTTCCTCGTCGCCACCAAGAAAACCCTCAACCGCCTTCATAACTCGGTCAAGAATTTCCTCTTCAGACAAATCAGACATTGGACCAAGGTTGAACATCTCTAGTTTCTGCTTTTCATCTGGCACTGATAGTCTCCATCTTTCCAAGGTCAAAGATAGCCTCTTGATCGTTTTCCTTTGCCACCTTCATCGCATCTTCAAGGTTATCACTGACGATTGAAATGTCAATATAAACCTTGTTGTTGTCCTTGTCCCACCATCCGCCTAAGTGAGCATTTGGCCTTCTCAGCGTGTCGATGTTCTTTCTAATGTAATCACGCAATTTGGGGCGTAGGTCTTTGCGCCACTTGTCGATGCTGAGGTCGCCTTTTTTCGGCGTGGTCACATCAACAACCATTTCGAGTTCTTTAAACGGACTAACTGCGTATCCTTCGGTTGGGGAGGTGTTGTTGACTGCGTTGTAGGTAAAGCCGCCTTCTTCATGGATTTGCCGCACAAGTTTGGATACCCTCTTTGGCTGGGACGCTTCTGTGCTGGAGACAGTTCGCTCCCTCCCACCGCAATCGTTGCCCGGCTTGAATCCACCACTGCCCGGCCCCGGTCCGCCAGTCGCTCCGCAATCCGAGGCTTTGATCAGGTGGCCCAAATAATTGGAATCTCTAAGCCGATCCAAGTTCTTAATCATCTGCGTTTTGCGTCGGAATGTGATTGAATCTTGGTTTGTATCGCAATCGTCTTGCAGGTCTTTGATGATTCCATCAACAGCCTTGCCGCACATTTCTCTGGCAATTGCTACAGCCTGATCATGCTCGTATCCCTCATCCATTAGAACCCCGATCTTTCCTGAAACACAGGTATCGGTGGCTTCATCCTTGACCATTACCCCGTCTTCTTCACGTCCTTCGGGGTCTTCGCAGTCATCTGCACAATTCTGCTGCGGAAGTTGGTTCAGGGGATTTTTGGGGTCTTTACTTGGTGATTCACCTTCGACCATCCTTGCCGCATTTGATTCGGGTATTCCGGTTGCACTGATAACCAGCCTTGCTGCGGTTTCAGATAGTTTGCCCTCACGTACACGCTCAAGCGTATCGTTGACGGCAGAAATCTGCTGTCCATTGAGGGGCTTGCTTTCACTGGGAAAGATTGTCTCTGTAGGTCCAGCATGTGAAGCAAGCGCGTCCTTCTGGTCTGCACTGCCAAACTGATCTCCCCCTTGAGGATTCTCAACTTGGAACATTTCGCCCTGCTCCTGCCCAAGAAGCCCCGCCATTGGATTCTGCATTTGGCCCATCTGGGCCATCTGAGAGATTGGCATTCCATTGATCAAAGGCTCTTCGGCAACCTCTTGTTCGTATGGATCACGGCCATCTTCCTCTCTTGCCTCGTTCAAGGTCATCAGTCCAGAAGCAACCAAAGCGGTGCGTTCTGACAACTCAAATTCCTTATCTGCTGGTACTGGGTTGTCGTAAGCCAGCACCGCATCGTCGCCTAGACCAAACATCGGCAGGAACGTCTGATTGAGTACATCCTCGTCCATTCTGAGCAGCGGAAGGATTGTTCCTTCTCGCCATTGGCTGTACCCAACTCTGGCACTTGCAAGGTTGGGGTCATTTGCTTTCAGCAGACTGACTGGCACACCAAATACAGCGGCAATCTCCTCAACCACATCCTCTCGTCCTGCCAGATCCTTCGGCGGGAAGTTGAGGGGTTGTAGTTGAACATCACCGGTCATGGTTAGGAAACTGCCCGCCTT